ACTGGCCAGCTCAGTTTCAGCAGGCTCACCTTTTTGTAATGAATAGAGCTCGACGTCTACGTCAAATAAAGGACCTAACTTCTCTAAAGCAATGTTACGACGCTCATTTACAGCCCATACCTCAGGCTGATCTGGTCTAAACCCACCTGACCAAACAATGCCGACTCGCTTTTTTTTCTTTGGGCCTAGTTTCTTTTCCCAGTATGCAACTTGTGCGGGGTCAGCTTTTAAATAGGGCTCGTTAGGGATCTTATCAATGCTGTCCGTACCTAATGCTAAAGGCAGGCTAAGGATAGAAATATAGTAATCAAACGGAGGGAAAGGGTCGCCATTAGTAATTAGGACATCTACGCCTTCTAAGTTTTGTAATAGCCGACCAAGTGCTTTTTCTACCGCAAGAATAACAGTGGCACCCATAGCTTTAACCATAGATACGTAACGACAGAACTGCAACATATCGCCAAGCCCCTGTTCGCCATGGATAAGAATAGCCCTACCCTTAATATCTTCTTTACCTAACCATGGAATACCCGGCAAATTAGGTCTTGGGTAAGTTGAACGCTTCCAACGCCATTCATGCTCATGCCATGCTTGTTTATAGTCGCCGACTAGTAAAAGGCACAAAGACCGGTTAAACCGAGCGTCTTCAAGGTTTGGTACGATAGCTAAAGCCTTGTCATATTCCGCCAAAGCCTCGGGGACACGCATTAAGTTTTGTAAAACTAAACCCTTGTTATTATGAAAAGCCTCTACTAAATTAGGTTTTAAGGCAATAGCTTGGTCATAATTAGCTAGGGTTTCTTCCATTCTATGTAGCTTTTGCAGTGCAATACCCCGATTATTCATAGCTTCTGGGAAAGCCGGCTTATGTTTCAAGGCTATGGTGTACTGCTCAATAGCCTCTTCGGTTCTGTTCATAGCATCTAAAGTAATGCCTTTATTGTAGTAAGCATCTGCGTAAGTAGGGTCTAAAGCTATAGCCTGGTCAAAATCGTCAATAGCTAGCTCAGGCTGTTTCATTTCTTGAAATACATTAGCCCGATTGTTAAAACATGTAGGGTTATGAGGGTTAATCTCTAGTGATCGAGTAAAAAAAGATAGCGCTTGGACGTACTGCTTTACTTGCCCCATAATAACGCCTAGTAAATGCAAGGCATCTGTATGGTTTGGGCTAAGTTTTATAGCGTTTTCGCAGTGGGCTACAGATCCAGTTAAATCGCCGGATTCGTAACATTTGACGCCTTTATTAAATTCTGATTGGGATTGAGGGGAAACAAGGATCTTAATGGGTTTTTTGGTTTGTTTTTTCATCTGGTTATTTTACACAACCACTTGCACAATATCTATATATGATGTATAAATACAACATCTGGGTGATTCGCTTATTCCACCACTGCCCCAGCAGACGATGCAACGATCGGAATAAGCTCTTTTGCATAAGGAGTCCATTATGGGACGTAGTACATTTGAAGGCCCAATTCTGTCTGGTGATCAACGTTTTGGCCCACAGCGTGACGTAGGTTACGCACTATTATCACAATACGCTACATTAGATTTTTCTAATACAACTCCGGGCACTGCTGGTTATAGCGGCAGCTCGCAAGTATTTGTAACACCAAACAATATCCCTAACCAAGCTGCTACTATTTATGCGCCACAAGCGGGTTCTTATAGTGCTGCTGGTCCTACCGTTGGCACAAAACCAACTGCTGACGCTGCCGGTACTATCTATCGTGGCGTTGTGTTTAATATCCCAGCTGGTTCATATTTGCAGTCCGTTGATTTAGACTATATGTCAACCCCAACTGATGCTGCAACATTAACTTTATCTACAATTGCTTGTTATGTTTCTAATCAGTTTGCAACGGCTTCTGGTGTTTACGCAACTGTAGCTTCTAATACAACTTCTGCTATTGGCCGCACTACCGCATCATTTAGCTTGGGTCAGTATTTAAATAGCCAGTCCACATTGCAAGACGTACAAAACATTCAACCTGGTCAGCAACCTACATGGTTCTCCCAAATTGTCGTTACTTTAGCAATGAGCGGTAATAGCGCAAATGCACCAACGTCTGGTAAATTAAACGTATTAGTACGATACTTACAACTTGACACCAATATTGGAAATGCCACAACTTACCCTTATGGTAATTTTGACTAATGATCCGATGGGGTACTTCGGTACCCCTTTTTAAAATTTAAGGAGATATTATGTCAGGCGGTTGGAATCTATTAAACTTTTTCTCGCCCAATAACCAAACGGGTGCTATGGGAACTCAAACCCCAAGTACACCTTTAACTGGTATTGATGGTGCAGCGCAATTCATAGCCCCACAGCGTTTACGTGACGTTGTAGGTAAGCTCAAAGTTTCTCAATCACAAAATATTTACGACGCCGACTTTGAGTACGGTGTTCAGCCTTTGCGTTGGGAACAGTATGTTAATAACGTATCTGGACAAGCATCTATTGTCGCTAATCCGGGTTTAGGTGGTGTAACAATGACCATTGGTGGTGGCAACGTACCAGGCGATATTACTATTCGTCAATCACGTCCTTACCATCGCTATCAACCTGGTAAAACAATGTACATGGCGTCTAACGTCAACTTCGGTACATCATTAAATGGTCAGTTTCAACGTGTTGGTATTTTTGATGATTCTAACGGCATTTTCTTTATGCAGTCTGGTACACCAACACCAAGCAACCCGTATGCAATGAGCGTTGTATTACGTTCGGATTCAGGTGGTTTACCAGCAGATCAAGTATTCCCATTAGATTCATGGAATGGTAATCAAGCAATTATTAAAGCGCTTGATTGGACTAAAGTCCAGATGATTTGGATGGAGTATGCTTGGTATGGCGCTGGTGCATTACGTTGGGGCGTTGTAATTAACGGTGAGCCATGGGTTGTACATCAAGTTGGTACAGGTAATGCCGTAGTAAATGGTGTTGCGCAAGTTAAACCTTGGAGCCGTACTGGTAACTTGCCTGTTCGTTACGAACAGCGTGATACTGGATCTACTGGCCTTTCAGTAATGACTCACTACGGTGTGTCTGTGTTGATTGAAGGCGGACGTGACCCACAGCGTGGTTTTACTTATTCATATGGTAACTATGCTGGTTTACAAGTACGTACTGCAGCCGCTAATGCGGTTCGTTTCCCTGTTATGTCATTCCGTATGCGTTCTATGGGCGCCGATCAGTTTGATAATACGCAAGCTACGATTACTGCTGGTACTGTAAGTTCTTTATCTATTAACGCAAATACTCCTGCAATTACCTCTATTGCCGGTACAAGTATTAATAGTCAGTCTATTGTTACATTTACTTCTGCCCACGGTTACCCATTAACTAACCCAGCTCAAGCAAACAACCCAGCACAATACATTACTTTGGCATCATTTACTCAGTTAGGTTCAGCAACTGGATATAGCATTGCTTCTGGTTCTACTTCGCTGGTAGTGCAAACTGCTACGGGTACATTCTACCCAAGCGCTACTTTAAGCGGTACAGGCATTACTTCTGGTACTACTATCGTAGCCCAAACCCAAGCTTTTGGTACAACTGGTTCAACCGGAACATACTCAAGCGGCGGTGCTTCAGGTACAAATACCATTACTTTTAGCGGAACGGTAAGCCCCGGAAATGGTGTAGCTATTACAGGTACAGGTATTCCTGCAGGAACTATTGTTCAATCTGGTAGTGGTACAGCAACACTTACTTTAAGCAATAACTTTAACGCACAAGCAGCTGGTACTTATACGTTCTACACTGCAACGGCTAACCAAGCTTATTCTAGTGGCGGTTTAGTTGGAACAAGTACTGTAGTTTTAGCCGCAGCTACTGGATTTGCAGTTGGCCAAATGATTACTGGTACAGGCATACCTAATGGTACTATTATTAGTGCGATTAATGGTACTACATTGACGTTAACTAACTTGTTTACTGTTCAAGCCGCAGGTAATTATTCTGCACAGGCTCCTGGTTTAAATGGTATTTATACAATCAGCCAAGCTGCGGGCACTGTATCTGGAACTATTAGCTCTGTATACAATATTAATGCTGGTACATATTTAATTGCTAACGTATCAAGTACAACTACGCTTACCCTTAATATTCCAATGATTAACGGCACATTTGCGCAAACATTGCCTGCTGCTACTTATTGGGGTACTAATCAATACGTAGGCAAGTTTATTTACTACAACGCAGCCGTAGGCACTATCAGCGCCGCAACTCCGGGTTCAGCTACTGTAATTGGTGGTGTAACACAGTTCCCAACTAATATTGTATTTGCTGCAGCTCATAATTTGGTTACAGGCGATGTGATTAATATTGCAAGTTCTTCTCCAGCAACATACAACGGACAATTTAACTTTACATCAACATCTGCTACTGGCGGTACTATTTTCTTTGGCCAAACAAGCCCTGGATCTTACACCAGCAGTGCAGTAGTAACAACTCCTGTAACAGCACGTATTACAGCAAATACAACTAACCAAGTTACATTCCAAGATATTGTTACCGGTCTTCCTACAAGATTTGCTCCGGCTACAGGTAATAAGTATCAAATTGGTTTGGTTGACCGTGGTCAGTTATTGCCACAAACTTTGTTGGTTAATACATCTGCTACAGCGTTGATTGAGTTGATTGCAAGTACGCCGACTAATCAGACTTCGTTATGTCAAAATAACTTCGTACCGCTTAATACTTTAGGTTCATTTAACTCTTTTGCAGAAGTAGATTTAGCTTCAGCTAATATTACGGGGGGCGAGGTTGTTTATGCTTTCTCTACCCCTAATAATGCGTTGCAACAGCTAGACTTAACAAACTTCTTCCCAGTGTTAAATAATATTAAAGGGAACGTAGCAGATATTTTGACAGTTGCGATTACTACATCTGCAGCCAATGCGGTTCAGATTAACGTAGTCTGTCAAGAAGCTATGGCGTAATATGGCAACTAAGAAGAAAGGCCCTTCTTTAGCTATTGGTAGAGGCGAAAAACTTCCAGTTTCTAAAGGGGCCGGTCTTACTGCTAAAGGTCGTGCAAAATATAATAGGGAAACGGGGTCTAATTTAAAGGCTCCGCAACCCGAAGGTGGCCCACGTAAAAAATCTTTTTGCGCTAGAATGTCTGGAATGCCTGGCCCAATGAAAGATGAGAACGGTAAACCGACTCGTAAAGCAGCTAGTTTAAAGCGTTGGAAGTGTTAAAATGACTGAGATAGACCCAATTGAAACAGCTAGAGAGCTAGCGACTCATGCCAATGATATTGAGCATTTACAGGCCGATATGGATAAGATGGTAGATGAAATGAAACAAATTAAAGAAGCCATCCAAGCTATCCAAAAGACCTTGGCGGAAGCTCATGGCGGCTGGAGATTATTGCTGGGAGTTGGCGGTGCAGCAGCTCTAATTGGCGCTATATTTGCTAATTTATTTCAAGGGTTTTGGAGTAAATAATGGCTACGCAAACAGGGATGGACTTTGGGGATGCTGATGAAGCTAATAAAGAAGGCATAGCTAAAGCCGCCGCTAAAAAAGCAGAAAAAGAAGAAGCAATTAAACAAACTAAAGAAAAAGCAAAGCAAGCAGAAGCCGACTACTTTAAAGACCAACGTACCCCTAAAAGCCCATTAATTGCCAGAGCTGAATTAGACAAGATGAAAGCTATTACCGGCAGCCAATCCTCTATGATTTCTCCGGGTGGTAATACAACTGCAGCAGGCCGTGGTGGTTCTGGTTCTGGTAGTATGGGCACAGGTAAAATGAACCGTGATATTACTAAGAACTACAAAAAAGGCGGTAAAGTATCTTCCGCTTCTAAGCGTGCTGATGGCTGTATAATTAAGGGGTTTACTCGTGCCTAGTACTAGTAAAAAACAACATAATTTTATGGCGGCAATTGCACATAATCCTGCGTTTGCTAAAAAGGTAGGTGTCCCACAATCCGTGGGTAAAGATTTTAACAACGCCGATAAAGGCAAAAAATTTAGGAGCGGTGGAATGGCTAAAAGCGACATGAAAGAAGATATGAAGGCAGATATCAAACAAGATAAAACCATCATCAAAAAAGCGTTCAAAATGCACGATAAGCAAGAGCATAAGGGCGAGCACACAAACTTATCTAAACTTAGAAAAGGTGGAGCAGCTATGAAAAAAATGGCTAGCGGTGGAATGGCTAAAGAAACTATGGGCCCACGCTCAATGAAAGAAGATGTTGAAAAAGGTTCTAATAAGCACGCTAAGTTTGGTCAGTCTAAACTGCAAAAACGTGGTATGACCAGAGGTAAAGAACTTGGTATTGATGGTAAAAAAGAACCAATTCAAACCGAAAAGAACGCTAAATCTTTTATGAAAACAATGGCTCGTGGCGGCGGTGTTGAAGTTAAAGGTAAGACTAAAGGAAAGTTCTGCTAATCATGGCATACGAAGAATCCGCATCGGAAAAGAAAGCCCGCAAAGCTAAAGAAGCCAAAAATAAAAAAGAGGCTGAAGCTCGCTCTGCTGTGCATGACGCTGAAGTTATAGACAAAATGAGAAGTTCAGTAGGTATGCCTACGGCCGCTCAAGCTGCTATGCCTGCTACGCCTCCTGCTCCTGTAGACCCAATGGGTAGCGTAGCTGGACCAGCGCCGACTGGTATGAAAAAAGGTGGCTCAGCACATAGCCGAGCTGATGGTATTGCAACAAAAGGTCACACAAAAGGGAAATACTTATGAAAATGACTAAAGAGCCAATGGAGCCAATGTCTGGCCCAGATATGAAACGTAGCGATGATTTTGTTAGCCAGCATGAAGACGGTGGTCATAAGCACCATAAACACGAGTTTAAAAAGCACGCTGCTGGTTTTAAGCACCATATGGATGGCGTAATGGCTATGTGCGGTGGTGGTATGGGCTATGGCAAAAAGGCTAAATAATGCGTTCTAGCCGAGGGATGGGTGATATTAGCCCATCTAAAATGCCCGGTCGCAAAGTTATCCATCGGAAAGACAAACCGCAGGATGTAGAGATGTATGCTAAAGGCGGTAAAGTAGGTAAAGGCCCTAGTTCTGTTACTGTTACAAAAGGTGGCACTGCCCCAGCAATGGCTAAAAAATTACTGCATAAGCCTGGATCATTAACCGCTGCGGATATGTTTGCTGCTGGCGGTCTGTACGAAAATATCCACAAAAAGCAAGCTAGAATTAAAGCAGGTTCTGGGGAGCGTATGAGAAAACCTGGTAGCAAAGGTGCCCCATCTAAAGCAGATTTTATTAAGTCTGCTAAAACAGCGAAGAAAAAATAATGGCGTATACCTCCGGCTCTTCAACGTTTAATTTAGACCTCAGCGAGTTAATTGAAGAGGCGTATGAACGTGCTGGTTTACAAATGCGTTCTGGATATGACATGCGCACAGCCCGGAGAAGCCTTAACCTTTTAACCATTGAGTGGGCTAATCGTGGTATTAACTTGTGGACTATTGAGCAAGGTCAGATTACAGTTAACGTCGGTCAAGCTATTTACGCACTACCAACGGATACCATTGATTTGCTAGACCATGTTGTTAGAACAGGAACTGGCCAGAATCAGCAAGATATTAACATTACACGCATTTCTGAATCTACCTATTCAACTATTCCAACTAAAAACGCACAG